AGAAATGCCAGAACTCAAAATAGAGGTTGGATCTGTTGCTGGCATTGTGTATAATTGCATAAGACCAATAGGCAAGCCATGGCAAGAAATGATGCAATGGTGTGTGGACATAATGGGTGCTTGTGGCAACGAATTCAACGACGTTGACATTGTGTTACATGCAAGATGGTATCTCAAAGATGGCATGTTTTGGTTTAAGGATCCCGAGGACAGAGTAATGTTTGTATTGAGGTGGTCGTGAACGTAGATCCAAAAGTTTTAATTCCCGGGCTTAGGAAACTAATACCTCAATTGATGGCAAGGGAAATTGTAGGAGTTCAACCCATGAATTATGTAGAACCACCAGCAAGAAACAAAATACATCACTGGCGATTTGAAGATGGTGAAACTTGTCCAAATCCCGGCATGCCTGAGGGTAAAGGAAGATTGGATCCTCCACCACGAGGTTGGTATTGTTGGATGTATCCAACAAACGACAAAGAATTCAGTGACTGGATGACACAATGCTGTCCCAGTGCTGATATCACGCACAGATTCAACTCAGGAGATCCTATGTGGACTGTGTACATTAGCGACGAGCGTGAAGCTATGTTGTTCAAACTTAAATGGAGTACTTGAAATGGGAACAGGAATGGTAATGCAAGAAGCCGAATCAGCATACGTTGACTCGCCACAAAACATGAAAAAGAAAACAAAGATGACGTTCAAACAGCGCATCCGCAACTGGCTACGAGATGATCAAGAAAGCGATTACGTTCAAATGTCAGCCAACAAGCCTCGTGCTATTGGAATTGAGCCACCGCGAGAGTTTGATGCTGACGGGCTCACTATCACCATCCACAATGCCAATGGCGGATATGTGGCCAGCTTCCGACGTTATGATCGTAAAACAGATCGCCACGGTAATCAACTGTACGTGATCACTAGCGATCAAAAGTTTGAAGAAGCACTTGCTCAATGCATTGCTATGGAATGTCTCAGCCGCTAATATAAAGGAAATAACATGAGTTTGGTACCAATGGTCATTGAGACCACCGGACGCGGTGAACGTGCATATGATATCTACAGTCGCTTGCTCAAGGAACGTATCGTGCTCCTTGAAGGCGAAGTGCATGACCAAATGGCCAATTTGATTGTGGCACAGCTTCTTTATCTTGAAGCTGAAGATCCCAAGCGTGATATCAATTTATGGATCAACTCACCTGGCGGTAGTGTTACAGCAGGCATGGCCATCTATGATACCATGCAGTTCTTGTCTCCAGATGTATCTACTGTGGTCATGGGACAGGCCTGTAGCATGGGATCATTGCTTGCTCAAGCAGGTGCCAAGGACAAGCGTTTCATCCTGCCCAATGCAAGGCACATGATCCATCAGCCTTCAGGTGGTGCACGTGGCCAAGCCACTGACATGGAAATCCAAGTCCGGGAGATCTTGGCCATGAAAAAGAACTTGACACAGATCTATGTTGATCATAATTCAGCCAGCAAGAGCTTTGAAGAATTGTCTCGGGATATGGAACGCGACTTCTTTATGAGTGCAGAAGAAGCAGTTGCATATGGCTTGGCAGATCGAGTAATGACAAAGAGACCAGCATGAGCAATTCTTACTATACAGAAATAAATGGCCCAGGCAATTACTGTGCTGTTCGTTGGAATGGTAACAGTCGTTGTTTTGAGGCCATGGACCAGTGGGGCAACTGGAGCATGCTCTCAATCAACACACGCGACATGGGAGTAACAATGCCATCTGACGCATATGATTTACTGAACTGGGCCCGAGAAGAACGCAACCGTCAACTCAAACTGCGAGCATTACGTGAGAAATATCCTACCCTGGACCAAGCTCTTACCCACGCTGAAGTCCTTACAGCTCTCGTCTGCGAGCACGATGGATAAGAGTCAACATCCGCACGTGGTAGAAGTAGACTGGAGCCTGAGTCAAGAAAGAGAAGACTGGTGGGATCTGATCTGCATCTATGCCATTGAGGAATTTGGTCTGCCTGGGGATCGCTTTATCACAGAAGCGGCTCCAGACTACATGAAATTTTATTTCCGTGATCCCGAAGATGCCATGATCATGAGACTGCGCTGGCACATAGTATAAATATGGGCATGAAGCCCAAGGTAGCCATATTTCTTCGTGATCCAGAATGCTCGCAAGATTGCGTTGATGGAATGACCCAAGCTCTGCTACCACACTACGACATTGTTACATTTTCTGAACATACACTAAACGCCGCTATTAGCGGCGTTTCTGTGATTGCGTTCCCTGGCGGTATTGGGGACAGCGATTCCTATTATCAGTTTTTCCGCAGACGCACAGCCAACGTAGTAGCAGACTTTGTAGCACAGGGTGGAAAATATCTTGGCATTTGCATGGGTGCATACTGGGCTGGCTCACACTACTTTGACATACTAGAAGACGTTGATGCTGTGCAGTATATCAAACGCCCTGGCGCAGATGTGCGTCGTAGCTTTGGTACAAAGACACCAGTGACATGGAATGGCCAAAAAGAAGACATGTACTTCTATGATGGTTGTGCTCTGATTGGAGATGAAAGCCGCTTTGAAACCATAGCACGTTATGCCAACGGAGATCCAATGGCTATCATACAAGGCAATATTGGTATCATTGGCTGTCATCCCGAAAGCAGCCACTACTGGTACAAGAAACCTTGGCAATACCTAGCGCCGTACTGGCACGAAGGACGACATCATAAACTGTTGTTGGAATTTGTTGACAGGCTTGTCAAAGGATCTGCTTCAGGGCCTCAACAAGATCGCACATCATTGCTTCAGTGTGCAAGGGAGTCGGAGCAAAGCGCAATCGTTCTGAGCCAACTGCCACAGTAGGATAATTGATAGCCTGTACATAGATATTGAATTCTTCAATCAGTCTATCGCTTGCTGCCTTGCATTTTACAGCATCACCAATCAACACAGGAACAATGTGTGTTTCATTCAGCATCACAGGCAATCCAGCCTGCATCAGCATTCCTTTGAGTGTACGTGCACGTTCTTGATGTGTTTGTCTTAGCTCATCGTGATCTCGAAGATACTTCACAGCCGCTAGAGCACCAGCACACAGCACAGGACTGATGCTGGTTGTAAAGATAAACCCACTGGCCACACTACGTATGGCATCAATCACAATGTCATCTGCGGCAATGTAACCACCCTGCACACCAAACGCTTTGCCAAGTGTGCCATTTACAATGTCCACACGATCTTGTAATCCCAACTTTTCAAGATAACCTGCACCTGTTGCACCATACAACCCCACAGCATGCACTTCATCCAAATAAGTGATAGCACCATACTGATCTGCCAAGTCACATATTTCTTTCAACATGCTGACATCACCATCCATACTATACACTGATTCAAACACAATGCAAGGGACCTCTTTGGCTGCAACAGCTTCTTGTAAACATGTCTCTAGGCTGGCCATGTTGTTGTGCTGGAAGATCATTCGATTTGCACCTGAATGTCTCATGCCTTCTATTAAACTGGCATGATTCTTGATGTCGCTGATGAATGTTAATTTTGGCACAATCTTGGCCAGCGCAATCAGACTCCATTCATTGGCCACGTAGGCTGAACTGAACAACAAGGCTCGTTGTTTACGATGTAGTCGGGCCAGTTCCATTTCTAGTGCCACGTGATAGTGACTGGTTCCAGAGATATTGCGTGTGCCACCCGAGCCTGCACCAGTTTGATCCAGTGCGGTGTGCATGGCATCCAACACCACACGATGTTGTCCCATGCCCAAGTAATCGTTGGAGCACCAGTTCACAATCTTTTTGATGTTGTAGGGACCGTACCATATGGCATTGGGATAACTACCGCGCTCGCGTAGCACATCATTGAACACACGATAGCGTCCGTTTGAGCGCAGGGTATCTAGTACTTTTTCAAAATGGTTAACAGGTAGCATGATGTTGTATTTAAGCAACACCTGTGCCCACCCAAAATTGCACAAAAAACAGGCACTTTTGAGCCCAAAAACTGCTGAAAAAACAGGCATTTTTAGCCCAAAAAACCCCAATGATTTCAATGACTTAGCTGTGTAGCAAAAAGTGTTAAAAATCAATGACTTAGCCCAAGTGTTGCAGAATTACAACACCCAAAAAAATCTGAAAAAACCGCAAAAAACGGTTGACGTACCTGGACCCATTTGTTATACTACACACATGATAAAGAAACGCAAGCCACGCTCAGATCGCACTCACATCATTTACCAAGCCACTTGCCTGGCTACTGGTGAAATATATGTGGGCGTGACTGCCAAGACCCAGCCCACTTTGGCCAAGAGCTTGTGGACTCGCTGGCGCAAGCACCTGCAACGTGCTCGCACTGAGAACAAGACATGGTCTCTGTGCAAGGCAATTCGCAAGCACGGTGCCGAGGCGTTTGAAGTCATTATCTTGGAAACTGTGCGTGGTAAGACCATTGCCCACGAACGTGAGCGCGAGCTCACTGAGGAACTGGGCGCCACTCTTAACACACTGTGAGGAACACCATGCT